ATTTGAATTAAGAAAAAGGTTTTTATCAAAAATCGTTCCTACAGATAAGCATGACAATTTTTATGATTCTTCTCTCGTTTTATATTATGGCAAAGTAGATGCCGAGGGAAATATCGTATATCCTTCAGAAAAACACTTAAGCACTTTGCCAAACCCAAACAAAACTTCTGGCAACACATTCTATGTTTTGAACTTTGTAGCTCAGGCTTTCAAAGACCTTAGAGAATATTATATCAAAGGTATCACAACAGGGATTGTCAAGGATGACAAAACAAGATTGTTAGAACCAATCCGTGCTTGGGAGAGCATGCATAAACTATACGCCGAAAACATAGATGGATTATATTCAGTCGTCATTAACGACTACATGCAAACACCCAGTCAATTTTTTGGTGCCGATAGCTTTTATCCAAAAGACTTTGATCATTTCGTTAAATCTTTTAAAAGGCTTCTAACGGTCACAGGACGTGATGTTAAGTTAACCCGCTCTTCTTTTGTACTGTCAAATAACTGTCCTCTATCAACCACAGGCTTGGCAATTGAAATAGCACCAGACATAGGATACTCCGATCCCCGTAAAGTGGCGAGTGATTTTTACAGCGACCCAAACTTTGACTTTTATATGAGAGCGCTCAAGAAGTTTGGGTTTATGGCAGATGTAGACTACCCAGGCAGAATTGTTGCAGATGTCGGGTCTCCAGCTATGCAAGCCTATATGGAAAATTTTGGAATTACATTTGACAACCTCTTTGAAACGTATTACTATAAAGCAGGAGATTATGATTATGACCTGATCAAGGTCTATCTTTATCAATTTTACAACAGCTATGTCACCGACTACCCAGCCAAGACTGTGATTAAAGACCGAGGATCTGTTAGAACAAGTAAATATTCAGTTCAATCGGGAAACTTCAGAACAAGTTTGCTTCCGCTCCCGACCGCGACCTCAAGACTTGTTTGTGAGAAAACTACAACAGAAGTAATCCAGCGAGTGAAACTAACGCAGAGCGACTTGGAAGACAAATATGATGACACTTACTGGCTTAACATATACATCGAAATGCTAAACTATGAACTTGGTAGCGTGTTAGATGGAAACGAATTATCCAAAGCGATAAAAAACACACAAGATATAAATAAAAATGTTGACTTTGATTCCGCAAAGAGTTATGTTAATGGAGTGTTTAAAAAAATACGCTTCCCATTTCAACAAAGAAAACAAATGTCATCTCGTGCTGACACCCTTTCTGTGCCAACTCAATCCGGTAACGGCTCATCAACTACCACATCGGGCGGCTCCTCCGGCGATGCTGGCGGATACTAAGAGTGATACTTGTTAGTCCAAACCTTAGACGATAAAAAACACTGTGTCGGTATATACCACGACGGCAAACTAATCTATGACTGCGAAGAATTTAACTTCGACGCTGTATCTGCGACTTGGAACTACAACCCTGCTTTTTCACAAAAAGACGCTCTCATTGCCTCTCTATTCGTCGGAGGCAAATCCTTAAATGAAGTTTGCCCTGATTTTCTTAGACACCGCTGGGACACCATTAGCACCCGCCTGAACGCTTTCTATAAGTCATTTTCCACTGCCAAAATAAGCTTGGATATCAATTGCTTCTTTGACCTTGTTCCTCAACGATTTTTGTTAGAATACTGCGAGGTCAAGAATAAAATTACAGATCACATTGTTAAGACACACACCAAGCCTGCGAACTATGACTTCCTCCGTTCTTTGGCGGAGTTGACTTATGACATCAGCCAACAAAAGTTAAATGTTGATTACTCAGAGATCGCCCGCGACAGCCATCAACTAAAGGTACGCAACTTCCTTAAGAAGTCCAAATACACCAAACCGCACATCAACTACAATATGTGGGGCACGAAGACTGGACGCATGACGACTTATAAGAGTTACTTTCCAATCCTCACACTTGACAGCGAATATCGCTCTATTATCAAACCGACAAACGATTACTTCGTGGAGCTTGATTACAATGCAGCGGAACTTCGTGTTCTGCTTGGGCTCAGCGGCAAGCAGCAACCCACTGAGGATCTCCACATCTGGAACTTGAATAACATATATCGTGGAAACGGAACAAGAGATGAAGTAAAGAAGCGCATCTTCTCTTGGCTTTACAATCCTCAGTCAAAAGATTATGCACCACGCCGCTTTTATGATCGCGAGGGCATCTTAAGAAAATATTGGAATGGGCAAGTTGTCATTACTCCGATGGATCGTGTAATCAGTGCGGACAAACACCACGCATTAAACTATTTAATACAAAGCACAACAAGTGATGTCGTGCTTTCCAGAGCATTTAAAATTGCAGAGAAGCTAAAAAATAAAAATTCTTTTATTTCTTTCACACTTCATGATAGTATTGTTATAGACTTTGACGATACCGAGCGTGATTGTGTCCAAGAGTTGTTGGAGATATTTTCTCAAACTCCTTTTGGAAAGTTTCAGGTTAACTTAAGTGCGGGCAAGTCATATGGGGATATGAGGAGGATTGAATGGATACAGTAATCGGACTTGGAAAAGCTGGTTGTGCTATTGCAGACAAGTTTGCACAATATCCTCAGTATAAGACCTTTAAGATTGACTCCGAGGGTCTTGACCCTAAAAGCAAAAACTGCCATTTGTTAAAAAAACAAGACAGCCCTGAGAAGTACGAGAAAACCGTTCGCTCGATGAAGACATTCTTTGCCAAAACCACAGACAATATTCTATTTGTATTGTCTGGCTCTGGCATGATCTCCGGCGCCTCACTTCAAATTCTAAAGAACCTCCGAGGAAAGAAAGTTAATATTCTTTATATCAAGCCAGATATGGAATTCTTGGGACACATGAACATCCTCCAAGAGCGAGTAGTAAGAAATGTTTTACAAGAGTATACCCGCTCGGGTGTGTTCAATCGTATTTTTCTTGTAGATAATAAGAAAGTAGAAGAAGTTCTGGGCGATGTTCCAATTATTGGCTACTATGATAGGCTAAATGAACTGATTGTCTCCACTATTCACATGGTTAATATTTACGATCACCAGAAAGCGATCCATGCGACCCCATTTGATAAGGCAGATACAACACGCATTTCAACATTTGGCATTGTAAATGTGGACGAGGGCAAAGAAAAATTGTTTTTTTCCCTTGACAACATCCGAGAGAAGTGTTATTATTATGCTATCAACTCAAAAGCATTAGAGACAGACGGAAAACTTTTGCGAACACTAACTGACAATATTAATAAAAACATTGGCAAGGACGTTCGAGCAGGGTTCCAAGTTTACTCTACCTCTTATGAACAAAACTACGGGTACTTGGTGGCAAACACCGAGTTAACGAACAATTAAGAATTATATGAAAACCGCACTAAATTTTTTAAAAGACCACTGGAAAAGAATGACTACATTGTTTGCTCTTTCTCTAATTGGCACCTTTGCAGCAATCCAGGTTCATAAAAACGGAATTGAACTTGGAAAAAAAGTTGGGCGATGTGAAGTCACTTGCGCTCTTTTTATTGGAGACTTTATTGCACTCGATGATGACGGATGCCAATGTGAACTGGCAGCAGGATTTGTCGTCACAGTTCCAATAGATCCAGATTATTTTGAAAATTCTTTGACAGAAGAATAAAACTATGTTACAATCTATAATAGCAAAGCGAGAGAGTTATCGCTTTGACTCTAGACCAACCAGTCACAACTACAAGGAGAAAAGACAATGGGAATTGATTTAGATAAAATGAAGCAGCGCAGGGCTGCACTGCAAGGAAAAGGCGGAGGTAACCGCGATACGTTCTGGCGTCCACAAGATGGCGAACAGACTATTCGTATTGTTCCTACCGCTGACGGCGATCCCTTCAAGGATTTCTGGTTTCACTACAACGTAGGAAACAATCCAGGCTTCCTCAGTCCAAAGAAGAACTTTGGTGAAGAGGATCCACTGAACGACTTTGTTCGGAAGCTTTTTAACGAGGGCACCGAAGAAAGTATTAAAATGGCGAAGTCGCTTATGGCACGTCAAAGATTTTTCTCACCCGTACTTGTACGAGGTGAAGAAGATAAGGGTGTTCGTATTTGGGGTTATGGAAAGCAAGTATATGAGCAATTGCTCAACCTTGTCCTTAATCCAGAATATGGAGATATTACCGATACTGATACAGGAACTGATCTTGTTCTTCATTATGGTAAGCCACCCGGAGCAAGCTTCCCACAAACGAAGCTTACTCCACGTCGTCGCTCTTCTGTCCTCTGTGATGAGGCAGTTGGTGGTGACGAACGATGCGCGGAATTTCTTGAAAGTATTCCAGAATTCGACACGCTCTTTGAGCGTAAAACGCCAGCAGAAGTAGGCGCTATGTTAGACGCATACCTGCTTGGTGAAGAAGGCACCAACGAGGGGACTGGTTCAACCACAACCCCTCCTCCCTCCACTGACACAGTGTCCTCTGTTGACGCTGCCTTCAACGAACTCATGGGAGCGTAATCCCCGCGCCCACAGGGAGGCACAGGGTTATCAGGTGCCTCACACTTTTATTTTGGAGATTAAATGAGAATGGCGAAAGCTAAAACTACAAAAGCAGGTAAGTTAAACTTATCTGATATGCGTGCCCTTATTAATAAAAGGGCTGGTCTGAATGTCGCTCACGACTTGACTGAACAAAACCCCACCGAGGTTAAAGAGTGGATTCCAACTGGCTCTCGCTGGTTGGACTCAATTATTTGTCGTGGTAAACTTTCTGGCATCCCCGTTGGTAAGGTTGTTGAGATCGCAGGTCTTGAAGCAACAGGAAAGTCTTATATGGCAGCCCAAGTTGCTGCGAACGCTCAAAAGATGGGAATGGATGTTATTTATTTTGACTCTGAGTCTGCGATTGATCCGGCTTTCCTTGAGAAAGCGGGCTGCGACTTGAGCAGCCTCCTCTATGTTCAGGCAGCTTCTGTTGAATTTGTTTTGGAGACTATCGAGGATCTCTTGGCAAACAATGACAATCGTATGTTGTTTATCTGGGACTCTTTGGCTCTGACTCCAGCTATCTCGGATATTGAAGGAGATTTCAACCCTCAGTCCTCTATGGCTATGAAGGCTCGCATTCTTGCAAAGGGCATGTCTAAGTTGACTGTACCCATTGCTAACTCGCAGTCTACCTTCTTGGTTCTTAACCAGTTGAAGTCAAACATCACTCGTTCGCCCTCAGAGGCTATGACGACCCCTTATGTCACACCAGGCGGAAAGGCTATGATTTATGCATACTCACTTCGCATCTGGCTGACTGGGCGAAAAGCTAAGGCATCTTTTGTCACTGATGATAAGGGCTTTCGTATCGGTTCAGAGGTTAAGGTAAAGTTGGAGAAATCTCGCTTTGGTACTCAAGGTCGGCAGTGTAACTTCCGAATCCTTTGGGGAGATGAGATTGGCATTCAGGATGATGAAAGCTTGTTTGATGCAATCGCTGGCTCATCCAATTTGGTTCGCACAGGTGCCTGGTATACTCTCTTGGACTCCTCTGGGAATGCCTTGGGTGCGAAGTTCCAAGCAACGAAGTGGACTGACCGAATGGCAGAAGAAGAATTCCGGTCAAGGGTCCATGAGATTATGGACGAGGAAGTTATTTATAAGTTTGACAAGCGCGAAGGAAACGCAGCAGATTTTTATGAAGAAAATGATGAATAATAAAACTAGTTATACGTCTATAGAACAGGAGTTAAAACAATGAAATCACTTATTACCGCCGCTCTTTTTGGAGC